CAGAGAAGAAAAGAATGGTAGCTCGTAAAATAGCTCCTATTTGTCATACGCTTACTACTGATGAAGGTGTACGTAGAGGAATTATATCTCCTTATGTAGAATTCAATGTTCCAATAATACTTACTGGAGACGAAAAAGCTGCATATGCAAGAGTGCAAATGGCTTATTTTAATCTTGAAAGACAGCTTGGTGGATTCAAAGCATTTGATACAGCAAGTAAGCTTATGAAGTCTATTGGAGCTATAGCTATTAAAGATAGGACTAAAAAGCAAATGGATGATTATCAATTAGCTATTCGTTTTTATAAAATGATGCATAAACGTAAAACTTTACTTTATAATGTAGGTTCTAAGGCAGATGTTGTATTAGATTTAATAGATTTTTTAAAAATAGAAAAATCAGTTATTTTCTCACAATCTACTTTGTTTGCAGATTTAATATGCCATAATAGAAATGATATTATACCTTACCATTCCAAGATTAAAGATCGTAGTAAATCAATGAAACGTTTTAATGATAAGCGAACTAAAGTAAATCATTTGTCTACGTGTATGGCTGTCAATGAAGGTATGGATTTACCTAAGTTACCAGTTATTATTATAGCAGCACGAACAAGTGGAGCTAAAACACATATACAGCGTAGAGGTAGATGTCTTCGGTTTGAAGAAGGTAAAGTAAGCTATGTATTTAATTTGTATTTAAAAGATACTCAGGATGAAAAGTGGTTAATTAAATCACAATCTACAACAGCACCTGAGAATATAATTTTTGTCAATTCCGTCGATGAAGTTGTGGAGAAAGTTAAAAGTTTGAATAAGGAGTTGACAAGTCTTGATGTAGAATAATAAATTGTCATTGGCAAGGGCGAGGCGAACGGATCCTGGTAACCTAGCAGTAAAAGATAGTGCCTTTAGGTAAAATTGCCCTACGTCAAGATTATAATATTAATGTAAAATGGAGAATCATTATGTAAAAAACAAAAAAGACATTATAAAACATTCAAAGAACAGTCTTGGGTTAATGACTGATCTAGTGGAGAGTAAGTATCCTTCTGACGAGAGAGATACTTACTCAAAGCTAGTTGCTATTATTAATCGTGAGTTTAATACTGAATTCACTGAAGATGATTTGATTGCATATAATGCACTAACTATAGAAATAGAAGATAAATTATTAATTCATAAAAACATAACAGGATACGATCATGGAGATATTAGTCAATACGGAGATATTAATGGAGAGTAAGTTAAAAGCTGAACAGTTTATAGCACTTTACTTGATATGGAAAGAAGAGCATGGAATATGCCATGAGATGTATCCTGATATGGATTTTAAGCATTTAGAAAATAATGGATTTATGAAATGCTTAAGTGACGATAAACAACAATGGGNAGTTAGAGATAAATTTAAAATATTGGTTACTACAGATGATAATCACATGTGGTATCAGTTCTGTAAAACAATGCCATTTAAAGTTCCAAATGGATACGGTGGTAATAGAATACTTAGAGCTAAAGATCCAGATGCAGGTACAAACAAAAAGATAAAAAAAAAGTATTTGCAAGTTGTTTCTAATAAACCAGCATTACATAAAACAATATTGAAATGTATTGATATTCAATTACATGAGATGAGGCATAGTATGCAATATCTTCAAAATACTGATACATGGTTAAATCAAAGAACATGGGAAAAATACGAACATTTAATAAACGAAGAACATGGACCTAGGACAGATGGCTATGGAGCAAGAATCATCTAAGAGTAATCTTAAGATAAAATCCATAAAACAAGCAGCAATTGAAGAGCTGAAATATATGAAAATGCGTAAGGAAGGTAAGATAACTTCCTTAAAAACTCGTTGGAATAAATTTAATCAGGTTTCTATGAATGGATTAGAATGGGGAAGTATTACTACTGTTGCAGGAATGTCAGGTAGTGGTAAAACAGCTATTTTAAATGAAATGGAAACTTCTTTATTTGAACTTAATCCTAAAGAAGATTTTGCTGTACTATCATTTAATTTTGAGATGCTTGCAAGACGATTAGTTGGTAGAAAGATATCAGCTAAATTGGATAAGACGATGAAGCAGTTATATTCTGCAGATACTATGGATGTACATTCTAATATTACTAACGAAGAGTTCTTAGCTGCTCAGAAATATGTAGAGTCAATAGAAAATATGTCAGTTAATTATGTTGATGTACCTGGTACTACAAAAGAGATAGAAAATGCTATATATGCATTCAATGAAATGCCTGAAAATAGATACAAAGGTGTATTGGTTACATTAGACCATAGTATTCTTGTTAAGAAAATGCAACAGATGAATCAGCAGGAAACCTTATACGATCTAATGTTTCGTTTTAATAGAGTTAAGAAAAGACTAAAAAGTTCATTTGTAATTGTGTCTCAACTTAATAGAACGATAGAAACTGTAGATAGAATACAAAATACAGATATGCATTATCCAATGAAGACGGATATTTTCGGGTCAGATGCATTGTATCAGTATTCAGATGTAGTATTGGTTAGTCATCGTCCAGAAATGCTAGGCATAAGAGAATATGGACCTGACAAATTACCAACTAAAGATTTAATCTATTGGCATTATCTTAAAGTACGTGATGGCGATCCTATGATTGCTCAAATGGTTAATAATTTGAAACATAATCAAGTCCTTGAAGTTGCACCAAAAAAGAAAAAACAATGGTCAGATGACGACTTTTAAAATTTGTATATGGCACGTAAAATTGTTAAATTTAGTGATATAGTCCTTGACATATTAGAAAATCGACCTAAGTCAAGAGATGACGATAACATTCTATATTTTTATTTAGTTCAACATTTAGACAAGAATCCACTTAGTAATTATTTGGAGATGTCACTGGAGGATTATCTTAAAGCAGTAGTAGAAGGTAAACTTCCTTCCATTCCTGTGATATCTAGAGCTAGAAGATTAGTTCAGGAAAAAGCTGCATTAGATCCTGATAGGAAATATTTATGCGGTAATAGAAAGGTTAAAAAAGAATTAGCTGATGAGGTATCGGCTGAAATAATAAATAATAAAAAGAAATGAAAAATGGAGATTAAACTACCAACAAAAAAGATGACAGCAACGTATGTAGATCCACATATTATGCTGTTTTATGGTCCACCTAAAGTAGGTAAAACAACTGTATTAAGTCAATTAGATGATTGTTTGATAATTGATTTAGAAGACGGAACTAAGTATCTCAATTCAATGCGAGTACATGTAATAGGTCTTAAAACTCCACAGAAAGAATCAGATGATTCTAAGAAAGAGAGAGCAAAAAACAATCAGTTTTATTTTGATGAAATAGGTAAAGCCATACATGAACAAGGTAAACCATATAAGTATGTGGCTATTGACACGGTTACTAAGTTAGAAGAATGGTGTGAATGGGAAGGTACAAGTATGTATATGAGTTCAGTACAAGGTAAAAACTTTAACAGAGACAATAAAGGTAATATTTTACCTAGAAGTAAATGGAACTCTGTTTTGACTTTGCCTAATGGTGCAGGTTATATGTGGCTTAGGTCAGCTATGAAAGATTGGCTTGATAAAATCTATACACTTGCTCCACATATTATTCTTGTAGGTCATTTATTAGATAAAATGATTGAGAAGAAAGGTAAAGAAGTAAATGCTAAAGATCTTGACCTTACAGGTAAGTTAAAACGTATTGTATGTTCACAAGCAGATGCTATTGGCTATTTGTATCGAACAGACGATAAAATGTATATTAATTTTCAATCTGCAGATGAAGTAAATTGTGGTTCTAGATGTGATCATCTAAGGGGACAAAATATTGAATTTTCATGGGATAAGATATATACATCATTAAAGAAGTAAATAATAATTATTAATTTTTAAATTTAAATTTATGTATACCACAGCTGGTACAGAAGAAAAAGAGTTCGTAAGTAAATACATCGAACCAGGAGTTCACAGAATTAGAATTGTAGGAATATCAGGAACTGAGCCTGAATCAGGTTCACCTTATTTGCAAATTGATTTTGAAAATGCAAAAGAGCAAACTGCAAATATCAGATTCTATATGAGTGAAAGAGCGATAGACATGTCTAAAAGTAAATTAAATCACTTAGCAACTAAAATGGTCACTAAAGAAAAGCTAGATAAAGTAAAAGCAGAATCTTTAGAAGATTATGGTTCTAAGTTAGATAGTTTACTTGGTGGAAAATCCTGTAGAGTTAAGTTTACAGGCGAAGAAGTAGATGGTAATAAAGGTAATTGGTGGAAAGCAGGTATTGGTCTTCCAACATTTGCTGAAGCTACTAAAGAAGGAGCAGAATATGAGCCTTTAAGTGATGAGGATAGTAAATTATTCTTAGATAAGACTAATAAGTATGATTGGAAGCCTCTTCCAACTGCAGATGTTGAAGTTTCAGCAGAAGTTTCAGACTCAGCAGAAGATGATGCACCATTCTAATTTTTACTAATATCAACCAAAAGGGGAGGGTAAAACTTCCCCTTTTTATTTCAATAATATGTATAGTACTACAGATATAAAAGAGTTGACTACTGTAACAATACTAAATAAAATATCAGAGTATGATGTTTTTAGTTATTACATAGGTCGTAATTTTAAAATTGGTACTATATCATCTCCATTCAGAAAAGATAAAAATCCATCATTTGATATATTTTACAGTCCAAATACAATTCGTAAGATAATGTATAAGGACCACGGTACAGGAGAAACAGGTAGTTGTTTTGATCTTGTCATGCGACTCTATGGAGTTTCGTTTGGACAATGTCTTAAAATAATAGATAATGATTTCCAACTTAATTTAAATCCATTTGATTTTAAAATGGATTTAAGTAAAGGTTATATTGGAGTAACTACGGGAGTAGATGCTTCAAAGCTACATGTTCCTTGTAAAATACGTGTATGTAGAAGAAAATGGAATACAACAACAGATAAAGATTTCTGGAAGCCTTTTGGTATTTCAGCAAATACACTTAAGCTGTTTGATGTAAGTCCTGTTTCTGCAGTTATGGTAAATAATCGATGGTTTAGATATAGGAAAGATCATCCTGTATATTGTTATCATTTTGGTAACTATATGTACAAGATATATCAACCTTATTCTGAAGAATACAAATGGCTCACCAATTGTTCTCAAAGTGTTATCCAGGGATGGACACAACTGCCAGAGAAAGGTGAATTTGTAGTAATAACAAAAAGCTTAAAAGACGTAATGGTCTATTATGAATTAGGTATTCCCTC